AACTACCTACTAACATATAGGAGAAAAGAAGATGATAATACCTATCAATCAGGTGATGAATGAAGTTGATTTAAATAATATTCCAAAACCAACTTTCAGCACACTACCAACCGTAAAAGTAAAAGAAACAATCGCACTAGACTTTAAAAACATTTTAATTGATGATGATGAAGATAATTTAGTCCGTGAGCATGGTGTAACACCAGCACACATTGAGGATTTAAGAATGTCATTTGGTCAAGGTGTAGATTTAACACAAGTACCACCATGTGTGATTAAAAGAAAAGCTAATGGCATAGAAAAAGAATATGAACTTGTCTATGGATTTGGCCGTTCTTTTGCACTTATGGAACTTGGTCAAAAAAGATGGTTCTTTACAGAAATTGAAGCAGATGAAGATTCTATTGATGATGTAAGGGCTATTGAAAATGAACCATTACCAAAACTTAATAATAAAGAACAAGATTTAAAAGCATATCTTGTTAAAAAAGTTAGAAAAGGTACTTTAAAAAATGATGAGTTAGAAATTAGAAAAAAACTTAATCAAGTGTCTTTACATAGAAAACAACAATCAAAAGACCGTATTATACAATGGGTATTAGAGGATTGTGGAACACCACAGAAATATGCCTTTTATAATAAATCAAAAACACAAATTTGGTTAGAAAATAATTCTAAAGAAAATTATGTGATTGGCGATTTAGATAATGAAAAAAACCAATACGGATTTTTAGTTAAAGAGGGTTATCAGTATAGATTTGTAGTTAACGCTATCCGAAACTATGCTGAAACAGGCAGACACTCATATTGTATTGCACATATGGGAGCGCCTACAGTTAACTCTACAATACCTAATAAAAGAATTAAATTCAGAGAAGAATTAGATTCAATCTTAGCTGACTTTAAAAAATGTGGTATGAAAATTGATTTTATTCATATTGCAGGTGCATTACCACAAGAAAAAGGTATTGATGACTGGAAAAAGTTAGTACAAATTTAATTAAACTAGAAGCCGTCCTAGACTTGACATCTAGGATGGTTTCTGTATAATACATAATTGCGAGGGTAGTTTAATAGTAGAACATTTTACTTCCAGTAAAAAGGTGATAGTGCGATTCTGTCCCCCCGCTCCATATAATGAACAAGTGAGGTTAATATATAATGAAGTTATCAAGTGATACAATTAACTTATTAAAAAATTTTGCTGATATCAACCCTAATATTTTAGTAAAAGAAGGTAATAAACTTTCTACGATATCAACAATGAAGAACATCTTGGCAGAGGCAGATATATCTGAAAGTTTTGACCAAGAGTTTGCAATATACGATTTACCTGAATTTCTAAGGTCAATTGATTTGTTTGCAAAACCTAAATTAGAATTTAATGGTGGTTCTAATGTTATGATAGCAGATGAAAATTCAAGACAAAAAATTAAATACTTTTTTGCTGATAAATCTGTAATTACAGCACCATCAAAATCAATAACAATGCCTGAATCATTTGTTTCTTTTACATTGAAAAAAGAAATGTTTGAAAAACTTATGAAAGGTGTTACCACATTAAATCTACCAGATGTATCGGTAGTTGGTGATGGTAAAAATATTACACTAAGGGCATCCGACAGAAAAAATAATACTTCAAATACTTATTCAGTAGATGTTGGAGAATCAGATAAAAAGTTTGAAGCTCATTACAAAGCAGAAAACTTTAAATTGGTAACAGATGATTATGATGTTGCAATATCATCACAAAAAATTAGTCATTTTACCAATCGTTCTAGACCAGTTCAATATTGGATTGCATTAGAACCAGATTCAACATTTTAATGAATAAATTGAGGTTTATATTATGTCAGACTTTTTATGGGTTGAGAAATACCGACCTAAAAAAATTAAAGAATGTATTTTATCAGAAGACCTAAAAAAGACTTTTACTGAGTTTTTAAAACAAGGCGAAATACCAAACTTGTTATTATCGGGCACCGCTGGTACAGGAAAGACCACGGTTGCTCGTGCCTTGTGTGAAGAATTAGGTACTGATTATATTATCATCAACGGCTCAGATGAAGGCCGTCAAATAGATACACTAAGAAACAAGATTAAAAATTTTGCTTCAACAGTATCATTATCAACAGAAAGTAAACACAAAGTCGTTATTCTAGATGAAGCAGATTATATGAACGCCGAATCTGTACAACCTGCTTTGAGAAACTTTATAGAAACTTTTGCTAATAATTGTAGATTTATATTTACTTGTAATTACAAAAACAAATTGATACCAGCATTACATAGTCGTTGTACTGTTATTGATTTTAGAATTGTAAATGGTCAAAGAGTAAAGACCGCTACAGCACTATTAAACAGATTATGCAAAGTGTTAGAAACTGAAAAAGTTGATTATGATAAAAAGATACTAGCAGAATTAATACAAAAACATTATCCAGATTTCAGAAGAACCATCAATGAATTACAACGATATTCAGTTCGTGGTAAAATTGATAGTGGTATTCTTTTTAGTATTTCAGAAGTAAGTCATAAAGAGTTGATTGCTTGTCTGAAAGAAAAAAGATTTAATGATATGAGAAAATGGGTCGTACAAAACTTAGATAAAGAACCATCATCTATATTTCGTAGTGTTTATGAAGTTCTTTATACAGCACTCACGCCAAACTCAATACCACAAGCGATATTAATTATTGCAGGTTATCAATACAAGTCAGCTTTTGTTGCTGACCAAGAAATCAATATGGTCGCTTGTTTAACTGAGATAATGGCAGGGTGTAAATTTAAGTAATGTATGAATTAAAAGATTATTTAAAAGCAATAAATTTTACAAAGGAACCTTTACTTGATACAGATGATACTGATTGGGTAAAGAAATACCCACCTTATGTAATCAATAAATGTTTGTCTATGCACTATGATACAATAGCACAGGCAAACGAAATGAATGGCTATCATTTCCTTGATAAGAAAGTTCAATTTCACTTTTACATAAATAGTATAAGGAAAAGACAGCGATTTGGTGGTAAGTGGCTATCACAGACTAAATTGAAAGACTTAGAGTATGTGAAAGAATATTATGGCTACAACAATGACAAAGCAAGAGAGGCTTTATCCATACTATCCAAAGAGCAAATTGAATTAATCAAGTTATCTATTGACAAAGGTGGGAGAAAAAGGAAATGAATGATATAACATGGACTCCAGATAGTATGTTAGAAGTTACCATAAAACAACCAGATGATTTCTTAAAAATAAGAGAAACACTAACAAGAATAGGTGTAGCAAGTCGTAAAGATAAAACACTATATCAATCTTGTCATATCTTACACAAACAAGGAAAATATTTTATTGTACACTTTAAAGAGTTATTTGCTCTTGATGGTAAAAATGCAACACTATCTGAAAATGATATACAAAGAAGAAACACAATAGCGATTCTATTACAAGATTGGTCTTTGATAGATATTGTCAAGAAAGAAAGTGCTGAAAACAAGGCACCTCTAAGTCAGATAAAGGTTTTACCTTTCAAAGAAAAGAACGAATGGAATCTATCTGCTAAATATAACATAGGCAAAAAAGCGGAAGATGAAAGTACCTAATTTTAAAGAATACTTAACAGAACAAACTGATAATAAACTAAAAATTTTAGTGTTATCAGATGAACCTGAAAATGCTGAATTATATCATACTGCTAAGAGAATTAAAGAGGAAGGACCTAAGTTAGGTCATGATGTCTATGTTGTTTTTATTGATGGTGCATACATTAAAAATGAAAACAACATAAAAACTATTCACAACATAGATGATAAAAAGGGTTTTGAAATAGATAAACATAATACTATTGCAATAGTTAGAGGTTCTATATCAAGAAAAGATTCCTGGTTAGATTTATTATCACAATTAGAAAAGGCAAATGTTGCTTGTATCAATAATAGAGAGTGTGTTTTAGTATGTGCTGATAAGTATAGGGGATATTTAAGACTTGCAGAATATGGTTTAGTGCAACCACACACAGTTTTAATTCCTAATAAAGACGCTGTTCAAAAGGCAGTTAAAAACTTAGATAGAGATTATCCTATAATAATGAAAACACTTAGAGGCAGTAAAGGTGTCGGAGTTTTATTTGTAGAATCAGAAAGAAGTTTAGACAGCATTGTGCAATTAGTATATAAAGAATCAGAAGACGCTGAATTGTTAATTCAAGAATATATAAAAACTGAATTTGATGTAAGAGTATTAGTTTTAGGTGGTAAAGTTTTTGCTTCAATGAGGCGTGATGTTATAAAGGGAGATTTTAGGTCAAACTTTTCACAAGGCGGAAAAGTTAAAATGTTTAAATTGACAGAACAAGAAATAGAAGACTGTATATTAGCCTCAAAGGCAGTTAATGGTCATTACACAGCAGTTGATTTTATACCTGCTAAAAATAGAGTTAAAGATAGACCTTATATTATAGAAGTGAACTCATCACCTGGCACAGA